GTAGCCGTTCACTGTGATGTGAACGCCACCCAGATTCGTGTTCTTTGTCGTTCCGCCGCCGGCCAGAGCAGCCTGCGGAAAATTCCAACCGCTTGTGTTCAGCCTGGGAATATTGATTTCCGGCAGACTGAAGGAGCAGATTCCCGCCATCCCCTGCTGAACCTTAGAGGCCATAGACCGGATCTGCTTCAGCAGACCGCCCTCGCTGTCCTTGATGCCGCCAGTCAGCAGCTTCATGAAGTCAGGCATATAGGTGTCGGCATCTGCCAGCGGTCCTTCGTCCGGCACCGAAAAGTGCAGGAAGCTGCGGATGCCGCTTGCCACGCTCTTGGCGGCATTGCCGACCCACGACACGCCTTTCTTGATGCCTCCAGCGATACCGCTGACCACATCCTTGCCCCAGTTCACCGCTGAGGAAGCCACGTTCTTGACGCCGCTCCAGATGGAGGATGCCACGTTGCCGATGGCAGACGCCGCATTGGAGATGCCGTTCTTAATGGCAGTCACACCATTGGAGAACACAGAAGTGACCTTATTCCAGATGTTGGTCACACCCTCACGGAAACCATCGCAGTTCTTCCAGAGAGCGGTCAGCCCAAGACCGACACCGCCGACTGCGGCCACCGCAATACCAGCAGGGCCGGCAAGACCAGCCAGTGCTGTACCTGCCGAGGCAAGCACACCACCAGCCGAAGAAGCGATACCAGCCAATGCACTGCCTGCACCAGCTGCAAGACCAGACACCGTTGTGCCAACAGAACCGAACAGTCCCGCAATCGCAGAACCGGCCGAGCCAGCAATGCCGCCCAGCGTAGAGCCTACACTGGAGAGCAACCCGGACAGGCTGCTGCCGACACCGCCGAGCTTGGAGAGAACACCAGTCGCAACGCTGCCGAGGTTCGACAAGATGCCAGTTCCGCTGCTGCCAAGGCTGCCCAGCTTCGAGATGACACCGGTGATACCTTGTCCCAGACCCCCCATCTTGGAGGTCAGCCCAGAGATCAGATTGCCGAAGTTCGAGACGATCTGTCCGCCATCGGCGTTGCCGATCTTCGACAGGAAACTGCCCATCTTTGTCAGCAGACCACCGCCGCCATCCGTGCCCAGTGCATTGCCGAGGTTCGTGAGCGTCTCGCCCAAGCTGCCGAAGGTACTCTTCATGGAGCCGAGCTTGTCCACGATTCCGGTGACCGTGCTGACCGTATCACCCACCTTGCTGATGCCCTCGCCCAGCCCCTTAAGGAAATCCGAGTTAAAGGTATCACCGAGACTGCGGATCGCGTTGCCCAGAGAACTGGTCTGGTCGCCCAAGTCTCCGATGGAGGTCTTCATGTCGGAGAATCCCTGCTTCACCTCATCGCTCATGCTGCTGACCGATGTTTTGGTGATCTTTTCAAGGTCGCTCCACACGGACTGGAACTCGCTGGTCATGCCCTCCAGACCGCTCATAAGCCCAGTTCGGATGCCGGATGCCAGTCCGCTTGCCGCAGAACGGACCCTCGTGGTGCTGCCGGAGATCGTTGTGGCAAAACCACTCACTACCGACTTCACCTTATCGCCCATGTCGCCCACGGGTGTGTTCAAGTTGGTCTTCATGGAGCCAGACAATGTCTTGACGGCCTTGACGACCTTGTCCTGATTCTTCTTGATGCCGCTTGCCAGCAGCTTCATGAAGTCAGGCATATACTCGTCCGCATCAGACAGAGGGCCAGTGTCAGGCACAGAGAAGTGCAGCAGGCTTCTGACCTTGCTTGCCACGTTCTCTGCGGCCCGGACGACCGAGCCTGCCGCCGCACGAACACCGGCCGCCATCTGGGAGCAGATGTCACTGCCCCAGCTGTATGCCGAAGAAGCAATGGAGCTGAGAGAGTTGAAGCTGCTCTTGATGCTGGACACACCGGAAGAAACCGTGGAGCGCAGATTGGACATGGCACCGGACACCGCCGACTGCACGCTGGAGAAGGTTGAGCTGGTCGTGGACTTCACGCCGTTCCAACCCGAAGAAACCGTGGACTTCACTGCGTTCACAGCCGAAGATGCCGTGCTGCGGATGGTGTTCCAGCTGGAACTGAGTACCGACTGGATGCTCGACCAACTGCTGCCGGTCAGGCTGCGGAGGTTGTTCCACCCCGCCGTGACGGAACTCTTGACCGCATTGACTGAGCTGGTGGTTGCACTCTTGATGCTGTTCCAGCTCGTATTCAGCACGGTCTGGATGGAAGTCCAACTGGATGTTGTCAACGTGCGCAGGTTAGTCCAGCCATTGGTGACAACCGTTTTGACTGCACTGACCGCAGTTGTGCTGGCGGATTTGATGGAATTCCAGCTTGCCGTCAGGCTCGACTGGATGCCGGACCAGCTGGATATTGTAAGGGTGCGGAGCTGTGTCCAGCCATTGGTGACTGCGGTCTTTACACTGTTCAGGCCGGAAGTCACAGAAGTCGTGATGCCGCTCCATGCTGCCGTGAGGTTGGTCTTGACCGCATTCCATGCCGTAGTGGTGTCCGATGCAATACCGGACCATGCCGCCGACATGGATGCTTTGATGCTGTCGATCTGGCTCGTCACAGACTGCGCCATGCCAGTACAGGCAGCCGATACGGAAGTAGACACACCCGACCATGCGGTCTGAGCTTCTGCGTCCACACCCGACCATGCGTTAGAGGTATCCGTTTTCATCTGGGTGGTAGAATCACTGGTCTTGCCGGTAATGGCATCCCAGATACCACCAAAGAATCCGGAGATTCCTTCCCATGCGCTGGAAATGCCAGACTTGATACCCTCCCACGCAGTGCTTGCTGTAGACTGGATGCCTTCCCATGCCCCAGACAGCCCGGTGGCCACCGTTTCTACCGCCGAGGTCACGCCGGACTGGATACCGTCCCAAGCAGTAGAGATTGCACCCTTGATGCCTTCCCATGCAGACGAGGCGGTCGTCTGGATTCCCGTCCATGCAGTCGAAAGCCCAGAGCCGAGCGTCTCAACCGCGCCGGACACAAAGGAGGAGATTCCCTCCCATGCGCCGGAGATGACACCCGAAATACCCTCCCACACAGTCGATACCGCCGACTTGATGTTCTCCCAAGCTGTAGACCAGTCGCCGGAGATCACGCTCATGACCGTCGAGATGACGGCGGAGATCGCGTCCATAACGCCGCTGACCACGCCAGAGATTGCATCCCAGACCGTAGAGAACACAGTCTGCAAGCCGGTCAGGACACCACCAAGGAAATCCGAGATTCCACTGAAGGTGGACTGTGCGTTCTCATCCATTTCCCCGGTTTTCCCCGTGAAGAACGAGACGATGCCGTTCCAGATGCCCTCGAAGAAATCCTTGATCCCCGTCCAGACCCCGGTAAAGAAATCCGAGATCACGGTCCAGATGTTGGACGCGGTGGTCTGGATGCCTGTCAGGATGCCGGAGAAGAAATCGCTGATTCCTGTCCAGACACCTTCAAAGAAGCCCTTGACGCTTTCCCAAACGGTGTTCCAGTCCGTACCGAACCAACCGAGGAAAACATCCGCTACACCCTTCAAGGTGTCCAGCACCGTAGAGAAGATGGACTTGATGCCGCTCCAGATGCCGGAGAAAATGCCCTTGACTGCCTCCCATGCGCCGCTCCAGTTGCCCTGGAACAGGTTGGAGAAAACATCGAACAGACCAATAAGGGCATCGAGGACCGTTCCCAGTACAGTGGACACGACCTGAAAGGCACCCTCGAACACAGGAGCCAACACCTGACAGAATCCATCCCAGACTGCTTTCAGCACCTCGACGATATCCTTGAAGTCAAAGCCGAGGGCATTGAGCCGCTGGGTCAGTTGGTCGCAGAAGCCGCGCACCTTTTCGACGATTCCGTTCCAGATGTTGGTGATGGCGGTGCGGAACTCCTCATTGGTGTTCCAGAGGTGCATAAAAGCAGCGACCAGTGTACCAATGACGGCAACCACTGCCATGACCGGTGCAGAGATGCCGCCGAGTGCTGCGCCCAGCTTCCCGAACAGTCCGGTTGCACCGCCCACCCGGGTGGAGAGCAGCCGGATACCCTTAGCCAGCGAACTGAATCCTCGCAGAGCCGTACCAACTGTCGATATGGTTTTACCCAGCACAATGAGCAGCGGCCCGATGGCTGCCGCCAGAGCTGCCACCTTGAGGATGGTCTCTCTGGTGCTGTCATCCATACTATTGAGCTTATCCACGAATGACTGCACCGCCGACACGATCTTGCGGATGGTGGGCATCAGGAGGTCGCCAAAAGAAATAGCCAACTCCTCCAACTGAGATTTCAGAATGGTGAGCTGGCCGTTCAGATTGTCCTGCATGGTTTCCGCCATGCTCTCCGCAGAGCCGTCACAGTTTTCAATGGCACCACGGAGTTTATTGATATCCCCTTCCCCGGAGTTCATCAGGGCAAGAAAGCCGGACATGGCGTTCTTGCCAACCAGCGATTCGGCATTGGCTGCCTTTTCGGATTCGGTCAGACCGGAGAAAGCCACACGGCAGTCCGCAAGGATATCGTTCAGGCTTCTCATGCTGCCATCTGCGTTGCTGGTAGCAATGGTGACCTCGCCGATGTTCTTGCCTGCAAATGTCACTTCGCCGGCAAGGTTGTTCATGATGGAGCGCAGCGAAGTACCAGCCTGCGATGCCTTGATACCGCTGTTTGCCATGAGGCCGATAGCTTCCGCTGTATCCTCTGCACTGAAGCCTAGCGCACCAGCAATAGGCGCACAGTACTTGAAGGTCTCGCCCATCATGCTGACGTTGGTGTTTGCATTGGACGATGCCGCCGCGAGGATGTCCGCAAAGTGACCGGAATCCGAAGCCGACAAACCAAAGGCAGTCAGCGCATCCGTGACGATATCCGAGGTAGTCGCCAAATCCTCACCGGATGCAGCGGCAAGGTTCATGATGCCTTCGATGCCATCCAGCATATCCCCGGTCTTCCAGCCGGCCATCGCCATGTATTCCATAGCGGAGGCTGCCTCGGAGGCAGAGAACTTGGTCTTGGCACCCATCTCGCGGGCTTTTTCACGCAGGGAATCAAAGTCAGAGCCAGTCGCGCCGGAAATAGCAGCGACCTTACTCATCTCCTGGTCGAAGTCTGCTGCGGTCTTCACCGCCGCAGTTCCTAAACCAGTGACCGCTGCTGTGACAGGCAGGAATTTCTTGCCCGTCTCCTCGACTTGAGAACCAACCGTCTGGAGTTTCTCACCCACTGCATCGATCTTGGCAAGGGTCGCATTGGTGACCGCTGCCTGTTCCTGCAGGGATTTAAGGTTCTGCTCCGTCTCCACGATCTCACGCTGGAGCGCATCGTATTGCTCCTGCGTGATCTTACCGTCTGCAAGCTGCTGGTTGGCCTGCTCCGCCGCCGTCTTTAAGGTGGTGAGCTTCTCCTTAGTGGCTTCGATGGCATCCTTCAGCATCCGCTGCTTCTGGGTGACTGTCTCGGTGTTGGAGGGGTCCAATTTCAGGAGCTTGTTGACATCCTTCAACTCAGACTGCGTTGTTTTGATGGTTTTATTGACGCTTTCCAGTGCCTTGGAAAGTTTTGTAGTATCGCCGCCGATCTCAACGGTAATGCCTGCGATTCTGGATGCCATGCGGATAACCACCTCCTCCGGGGCATAAGTAAAGGCCCATCCGCGCAAGGCGAATAGGCCGAGAGAAATATGATACTCGTAAGGAAGCAACTAGTGAGTTACTTTTTATGTGGGCTTAAAAATTTACAATTCTATCGTTGATATGAGCCGGAAAAAGAGCTATACTTAAATTGAGAAATTGTACTCAAAGGAGGTACGCCCTATGAGTGAATATAACATTGATATTGCCGATATGCAGTGCTGGGTTTTCCGTATGGCTCAGTCCAAGTGGAAAATGTCCCCCAGTGACTGCGCTAAACTGTTCAAGAAATACGACATCCTTGGATTTATCGCTGATTGCTACGACATTCTTCATTTGAACAGTTACGAATGCGCTTTGCATGATGTCGAAACTCTGCTCAAGAATCGAGGTGTCACCGTATGATAGGACTTGAAGATGGCATGCTTCTTTACCACGGAAGCTATGTCAGTATTCCCAACATTGACTTAAGCCGTTGTATGGGTGGGCTTGATTTTGGTCGTGGTTTTTACTTAACCTCGTCTTACGAGCAAGCATACAACTATGTCCAGCTTTCTGTTCGCAAAGCAAAACATATTAGTGCTGTACCAGAAGACTTTGACCCAGCGGACGGACAAATTTCAGTCTACAAATTTCATTATGACCCGAATATTCTTGCTTACTTTTTTCAAGAGCCCAGTATCGAATGGCTGCATTTTGTGGCAGCCAACCGAAAGAAAGACCTCTTTCCGCAGCTATTGAAGAAATACAGCGTAATTGATATTATCGGCGGAAAGATTGCCGACGATCAGACAGCCCGTACTCTTCAGATTTATATCAATGGCGAACTTTCCGGGAAACCCGGTAATCCAAAAGTAGACAAAGAAACCATTGAAAGACTTTTGCCGAACCGTCTCAAGGATCAATTTTGTTTCAGAACTCAGGATGCCGTTGATCATCTTGAATTTATAAGGAGTGACCGTTATGGCGACATCAAATTATGATAATGCTGTAAACTATACATCTACAGATTCCCAAAAAGAATGCTGCGCCGTAATTGCAATGCGCGAGGCAGTAGAGATGCTTGCTGCACGAGAAAAGATTCCTTATGAAGAAGCTCTTCTTCGCTTCACAAGTTCTTGTGCGTATGAAGCTCTCTTTGATTTCGATACAGAGATTTGGAAAGAGGGTTCCGATTATCTTCTGAATCTCTACGACTACTGCAATACCAAAAAAACTGCATAAAAATCAGAAATTCACACACGGAAAGGATTCTTTATGAGCGGAACAGCCGTTACCGACTCGCAACGTGAAGAGTGTGCCGCTCTCGTCATGCAGGCAATGCTCGAAGATTACTGCACTGAAACAGGTGTTTCCTTCAATCAGGCATTCTTGGAGTTTTCGAGCTCAACTGCTTATAAGGAGCTGTTCGATTACTCGACTGGCCTTTGGATGGAGGGACCCGATTACCTTCGCAATGTCTTTGAAGATACCCGCAAGCCCACCGATTCTGCTTCTGCATAAAATACTCGGTTGACTATCTGCGCCCAATCGGCTATAATTCAATAGCGATCAGGTTTCAGTAACCTTGCGAGGTCTGAGACCGGGAAGATGACCTTCGGGCCACCTTCTTTCTCCCCCAGCTGTGCACGGCTGGGGGATTTTTCTTTATCCTCACAAACTTTCGTGCTTATTTTGCAATCAATATAAGCACGAAAGTTTGGTCAGAACCGGTCAAAGTCTGCCTGCGATGCCAGCTCCTGATACGGATACTCATCGTTCTGCCGCTCTGTGAACATGTCATTGACCAACCCGATGGTCAGCAAGTCGAGGTCGGCTATGCTGATACCAAGCTGCACACAGCGCAGCATGAAGAGTGGGGTGGTCATTACCCGCTCACTTTTGCGAGGTTTTTTCTTGCCTCTACCTCCGTCTGCACGTTCAGACCCCACAGTTCGATCAACTGGGGCAGAATCTGGTAGATGGAGAAGGTGTTGAAGTTCTCCAGCCACTCATCCGGGGTGTCCGGCACCTGATCCGGATGGGCGTGCTTCGCCATAATGAACGCAATGTTCTCGAACATCTCTAGGCTGAACAGGTCAAGACTGGAACTTTCCTCGTCGTTATCCCCCACGCTCTTTTCCAGAGAACGCAGGTCTTTGTAGATATCCCGTCCGAACTTGATGCGGTACAGACGCGGCACGGCTGCGCTGGCACGGAACTCCACCATCTGACCATCGATCTCGATTTTCTTTGTAACTGCCATAGTCTTTATCCTCCATTTCATGTAGAAAGGGCAGAGCCTCCGCCCCGCCCTCGGTTTGTGTACTTGCTTACTCTGCCGGGTCGATGCTGACCAGTGCATTGCTGCCGCTGACGGTGGGCAGCTTGCCATCCCACTTCTGAATCTTCTGGTACTCGATCAGGGTATCAGACAGGCTTTCTGCAATCTTGCGGTTGGCTTCAGCCTGAGCATCTGCGGCAATGGAGGTCTTCTGTGCCTCCGCCTCGGCATTGGTGATCGCCACTTGCTTGTCGGCCTCAGCCTTGGCAATGGCGGCTTCGTTCTCGATCATCTGCTTGTCGGCGTTTTGCTGGGCAATGGACTTCTGCTGGATGGCAGTGTTATACGCCTCTTCAAAATCCATGTTGTTGATGACCACCTTATTGATGAACACAGCACCCTCGCCATACTTCTGGTTCAGGGACTCTGCCAGCTTCTGCTGTGCCAGCGGCTCGATCTTGGTGCGGTTGGTGACCTCATTGGGGCCAAGCTCGGCCATGGCGGACTTGATGGCAGATGCCACCAACTCGTCACCAACCAGATTCTTGGTGTCGGATACATTGGCATACAGCCATGCACTCTTTTCCGGGAGCACCTGATAGGTTACAATGACATCTGCGGCATACACCGGAGTCTTGTCGGAGGCTTCGCCCCAGATCTGTGCCTCGATGTGCTTGTCCTGCTGCTTGTTGGACACGGTATGGATGCTCTGGACAAACGGAATGGTGAAGTTGAGCTTGCCGCTCTGTATGGTGGCCTCCTGAATCTGGCCGAAGCTGGTCTTCACGCCCGTGTAGCCGGTTGGGACGATGGTCACCGACTGGAACAGCAGGAAGGCCACAAAGATGACAGTAAACAGAGAAAATACACGACGACTCTTCATAATTCATAAACTCCTTTTCATGTAGTGGCAGAGCCGAAGCCCTGCCTCGTTTTCATCAGCCCTGAGGATCAGACTCTTCAGTCACCACACTGGATGCCTCAGACTGCGGCTCGTAGACCTTCTCGTACCACTTGTTGTAGACATCATCGCTGGTATTGGTGCTGGTCTTGGCCTTGACATAACCGTTTGCCAGCGGCGTTGCCTGCAATGTCAGGGTGTCGGTCTTGACCTCCTTGCTGTCCTCGTTGGTATCACCTTCGATGGACGGACGGCTTGCCACACAGTTGTACATAACATGGCGGATATGCCGCTGGTCGCCGTCGAACTCAAACAGGAATGCGAAGTGCTCCAGCTCGGCATTGGCGTTTTCCGCCAGAACGCCGTTGCCATCCAGTTCCTCGTGCATAATGTCCGTGAGGAAGGACTCCGGGATCAGGGCGATTTCCAGATCACCCTCATAGCCGGAGTTGTTATTCACGACATAGTAGGCGATGTTGTCCGCATAGAACGGTTCGATCTCACCATTGGCATCCAGGGACAGACTGACTGCACCGGGAATGCGTACCGGGGTATCGTAGGTAACGCCGCCGTCCTCGTCAAAGGTTGCCTTGGCGTAATGGCAGTTTTTCAGGCCATACTTGACCTTGTTGCTTTTCTTGCCCATTGCTTTCTCCTCTCGTGAAAAAAGCCCTGCGGCTGACTTAGACAGTCAGCTCATACAGGACTTCATACATCTTCTCCGTCTCGATCCAAACCTCGCTCTTTTCATAAAAGAGTTCATGTTCGGTCAGGACTTCTTCGATTGCTGCCTCCGTATCCGGATCTTTGTAATCGGTATACACCTCGATAGCCAGTCGATTGAAATGGTGGTACACGAGGTTGTCTGCACCGAAGTTCTTCGCTCTCGGGTACAGAAAACAGATGAACGGTGGATCGGGGCTCTCCCCTTCTGCGAAATGGTCATACGCATAGGGCAGCCCCATTTCTTCCACCATTGCCTTAATTTCTGCGTGGGTCATGGTGCCTCCTATCCCAGTGCCTTCTTGATAAGGGACTGAAGCAGTTCTACGCCTTCCTGCTCTGCGGGAGCGATATGCGGTATTGCTGCCACACGCCCACCGCCACGCTTCGCATGACCGTTTTCCAGCAGATGCGACAACTGATATCGGTCCTTGGAATGGACGACCATCTGAAGGCTCTGGCTGGATTCTTCCTGTTTCGTCGCCACCCAACTGGACTTGTACCGCCCAGTCCGAGACGGTGCGCCGGCCTCAATCTTTTCCTTGACGGTCTTAGCAGATTTGCGGACGGCACGTTTGACCTCAGAGGATGCCAGCTTGGAATACTCCTGCAATCCCTCATTGACGGCCACCGCAAGCCCGTCCACGCTGACAGTTTTACTGCTCATCTCTGCCTCCGTTCCAGTCTGCAATGAAGCTTTGTAGTTTTCTTGTCGTAGTTCATGGGGGCAACTGACGTGATGTCATAAAGCTCACCACGAAACAGTACCCGGAACCCGGTAGAAGTCAGCTTATTGACCTCGCTGCACCAGCGTACCGTGAACACCACGCTTTTCTGTTCGGCTGTGACTTCACCCTCATCCTCCTGCGCCTCATAGGTGGAAGCGTAGGCGAAGCAGGTGTAATAATCCACCCATGCGTTCCGATGATTTCCGACCTTATCGGTCATGTGCTTACTTTGTTGTATCGTGATCCTCTCGTTCAGCTTATCGATCATCAGAACACCCCCTCCCTCACAGCGAACAGAATGGAACGAAGCGTCAGCATCAACTGCTTATGGTCCGCTTCGTCCCGGTGTTCGTACAAATAGCCCAGCGCATACAGAATTGCCACACGGCAGGTGCTGCGCAGCGCCTCCAGTTCCCTCGTCGGTGTGACTCCGTTCTCGGCATCCCGGTCAGCGGCATTGACTGCCTCCCACTGATCGTCCGTGAGCCGCCCCACATCCTTGCACATCTGCTCGGCCGAGGAAAGCAGGATACCGATCAGGGCATCTTCATCCCCGCTGTCCACGCGCAGATAGGTCTTTGCTTCAAAAAGCGGGATCAGTGCCATGATCGGTCATCCCCCTCTCTTATCAGCCGCCGGCAGCCATCTGGAGAAGCTGCACGGACTCAGGCAGGATCAGCTTGCCATCGACACGCTGAGTGGTCAGGAAGCCGACCTGATCCGTGCGGGCATACAGCTCGTTCAGGCGACGGAAGGTGCGGTTCTGGCGGTCAGCCACCCAGTAGTAGCTGTAGTCACCAAAGGCCATGACCTTGTTGCCGCCCTTGATCTCCGGCATAAAGGCGGAGGTCTTCAGGGGACGGTTCAGCAGGGTATCAGGCTTGCCGATTTCCAGACCCGGCTTCCAGATATAGTTGCCGTTGTTGTCCTTGATGGTCATCAGCTGCAGCACAAGTGCCTCGTTGCAGAGGAACTGCGCCTTCTTGCGGTAAGGAGCCTTCAGCGCATAGTACAGCTTGAAGATCTCATCAAAGGTGACAGCATCCTGCTTGGCAGCCTTGACACCGACCTTTGCGCCGCCGGTCTCAGCCAGCAGACCCAGAGGCTTACCAACACCGTCACCGGTGATGAAGGCACGCTCCTCGGCATTACCCATACGCAC